TGAAATCATCGTCGATGTCGCCAACCTCGTCCCATGGAATGAAAAAGTATGTGTACAGAATCAAAAGATTCTTTGGCACGATTTCCTCAACGAATTCATGGAGATTGTCGAGGCGGCTGTCGAAGTCCCAGTTGATCTGCATGTTGAACAGGTACTTGTTGCCATCCACGATTGGCGTCAGCGTGCCTTTGCCATAGATGGTGTCGAGCATTTCCCGAAATTTCCGCAGCGTGTACGGACGCGTCCCTGCAAAGGCGGCTAGGATGCGCTTGCGACGGTCTGCATACGTCTCGTCTGCATGCGGATGCAACTTGTAGATGCTCTCCCACTGCGACAGGCCGTACTGCATCATGTACTTCACATAGACATTGTTGAAGCAGTCGCAGAGCGCGTTCCAGAGCTCTTGAAATTCGACGGTCTCCGTGTCCATGACGGACTGGATGTCCTTGTTGTCGCGGCTGACCGGCGTCAGGTACTGGCGCATGTTGATGATGCGTTCGATGCCTTCGAGGCGGTCTTCACTCATGTGCTCACCGCCTTCAGCGTCAGCGTGCCGAGTGTCGGAACTTCCTCCGATGCGAGCGAAATGTGATCCGTTGCGCCGTTGATGGTGACGTTCGTGACATCTTCAACGAGCGGCGTGTTCAGGATGGCGTCAAGGATGAAGGCCGCACGGATGACGAGATGCTCGCGGTCGCCTTCGTCTGCCCAGTCCTTGCGCCGCTTCTGAAGGTACGTTCCGACGCTCTCCTTCGCCTTTGCGAAAATGTCATCCGTCGTATATCCGTCTTTCAGCAGCACTTCTGCCACAACATCGACTGGCACGGCCGTCGCGGAAACGACAGTCACGGTATGGCCGATGGGTGCGAGGCCATAGCCCTTGCCCTGCGGCGGCGGGTCGATAGCTTCCTGCACCTGCGCGACGAGCTCTGTGCTCGCCGTGTTGTACTCCGTCGTGAGGATGACGAGCTTGACCGTGCCGCCGCCATTCCAGCAGCGATAGACTTTCACGCCGCCGATGCCGTTGATGGCGAGCACTTTCTCCTTGTAATCGTCGCCATTGCCGCCGAACGCCTTGGAATTGAGTTCGCGGATGACGCGCGCACGAAAGACTTCCGTGTCTTCCTCGTCCTCTCCTGGCGTGATGAGCTCGATGATCTTTGCCGATTTGAGCCCCGTGAGATTCGTGACGGGCAGGATGTCGCCGATGCAGTCATTTCCTGCCGCGCCTGCTGTCTCGCAGACGAGCTTGTACGTGTGCTTTGCAGCGTCAATCTGCGCTTTCACGACGTATACAAAGCCCGTCGCAGGATACGTGAAGCGCGTGCCGAGCGGTACGTCCTCGCTGAACTCGCCGAGCACTTCTGCCGTTGTCGGGTCGGTCGGATAGATGGAATACTCGGCCGCACGCAGCGCGAGGAAGTCGCGGTCGGCCGTCGTGATGAACGCCTGTTTCAGGATGACGCGTGCCATGATGTACGCTTCTGCAAGCTCCATCGCGGCTGGTGCCGTCGCATCGTAGATGATCGAGCCCTCGCGCTTGTCGAGCGACGGATTGACACGCGTCATCATCCGTGCTTCGAGATTGTCCGCTGTCATGGATTCATACACTTGCACTCACCCCCTTTGATGCGTCTACATCTCCGTAAATCGTGTGCACGGTGAACTCCGCGAGCACGTCGCCTTTCTTGTTGTAGCTCATGCGGAAATTATCTACTGCGAGAATGCGGTCATCCTGCATGAGCGCCTCCGTGATGCGCCTAGGGAGCTCCGCATACACAAAAGGCACCGGCTTTCCGAACAGATCGGCAAGCTCGATGCCATAGTTCCACGAGTAAATGATGTACTCGTAGCGCTCCGTATTGATGATCTTGTAGATGGCCTGCTTCATCGCGTCGAGCTCGTCCACCATGCAGGCGAACTGGTTCTCGCGCTCATAGGCGATGTGAAAGGTCTTGGATGCTTCCGAGCCCGTCGAGAGGTCGGGAAAGACCTCGCCAGAGGACTCGGGCAAGAAGGATTCGCTCAATCAGAACACCCCCTGTCTGGATTGTAGCAGCGGTCGAGCGCGATGTACTGCTGCCCGCCGCTGATGCGCAGGAGATAGACCTTGTCGCCGCTCTTGAGCTCGTTGTGGACGAGATACGTCTTCGTCCCTGTATAGCCGTGCGTATGCGATGCGTATTCCGCGTAGCCGCTGCCTCCAGCCGCAGGGTCTGTCTTGTGCGCCACCGTCATATCGACGCTCCAAAGACAGGTATTCTTCGTGAGCAGGATGGATTCTTCTGGGAGCTCCAAGCCCTGTTCGAGCCGGATGGAGAGCGGGCTCTCGCTCGTGACCTCTCCCACCACGACATCGGAAAGACTGGCGGCGTCCATGCTGTTCGCGCAGATTTCTTGGATGAGTCCGACGAGCCGGCTGTAGTCGTTGCTGCTTCCCATGTATTCCGCCTCCTCAGCTCTTGTCGAGATGAATCACGTAATTTGGATACGTCGGCGTATTGCTCCACGCATACGCAAGGTCGTCGTAATGTTTCGGATAGCCGAGCGATGACGAATTTCCAAAGCAGCCGCCGGCCGCATCCGCGACCGTGACATGGTCGTAATCGCCGTAGATGAGCAAGTCGCCTTTCTTCACGATGCCGTCATACGGCTCGACCGTATAGCCGCGCGCTTCCATCTGCTGGCACATGGACGGAACATCCGACACGCCAGCGCGCGAAAGCTCCGCGCAATCTGGATTTGCATACGCCGTCGCCTTGAGCGCAACATCGACGCATCCATTCGCACCATACGGGCTTCGATAGCCTTCGCCAGGGCTCGAACCGCCGACAGCATCAAATCCAGACTGTACCTGCTCTGGATCGACACCGCCATAGCCGTCGCCGTTGTACTGGTAATACGACTTCGCGACAATCGTCGTGTAGCTCCCATCAACTGCCGTGCTGAGCACGTTGTCCGCATAGGAGTAATTCGGACTGCCAGGGCCGCCATTGTACATGGCAAGCGCCGTGCGCTCATCGCCGCCGGCCTGCTGCAAGAGGTCGCTGTAGTAATGCGCACCAGCATCGATATTCTGCTCGTAGTCAAAGACGTCCGAACAGCCATATTCGTTCGCTATGTCCTGCGAAATCTGCATGCAGCCGAAATGTGCGCCATCTGTCGAAACCGCCGAGCCATCGTAACCGCTCTCGCGCATGACGATTTTGTGCAGCGTCTCCTGCGAGACATTGTACTTTACGCTGGCACGCGCAATCGCACCATCGACACCAGGACGACCAGTGTTGATGTACGTGCTCCCAGATGGCAGCCCTGTCGGGTCGGTCGAAGCAACGCCCGTCTTTTTCGCCTTGCGGCTCTGCTTCTTCCGTTCCTCCTCTTCCTTGATTTGCTGGAGCACGGCACGGTCGCTGTCCTCCTTGACCGTGTACTTGCCAGGCTTCTCATTGTAGAAGATGGCAAGATCCATCGTGTGCAGCCCTTCCGCAAAATGATGCGTGACACTGTCCACGACGAAATAATTCTTGAGCGACTGGTCGGCAAACTGCATGTCGATGTACAGGAGGCTCCCGCCGCGCACGCGCACATCGCCGAGCACGCCAGATAGCTTGATGTCCCGCGTCTTGCGGTTCTTCATCGTGATGATGCGCTTGGCGCGATCCATCGCGTTCACTTGCTTGTTGTCCGGCCGCATGAGGTACTGCAACCGTCCCCATTCTTTCATATGGTCTTCATCGACGACGAGTCCCGTTCGCACGAGCTTCTTTCCCTGCTCGCCCGGAGCCTCGCGCACGACCTTCACAACATCATACGTGTCCTTGTCGATGGACGTCGCGTACGTGTAGCCGTGGACTTGCGAAGCGTCGATATAAGCATCGAGCTTCATCTTATCGAGCGGCTGGAGCGTGACCTTGCCTGCATCGTCATAGAGAAAATACAGGTCATGGTTCGCCGTGTGAACGAGCGTCTCGTCGAGCGCATGCTGCAAGATGTCGGCGAGCGTCTTGTTGTCCTCGATGCGGAGCGGAATCTCGTACTGCGTGTTAGCGATGTCCCCCATCGTGAGGCCGTAGTCGCTGCAAATCTGCTTGAGCACGTCCGCCGCCGTCTTCTGTCGATAGACGATGCAGTCCTTGTTCTTGAGATAGCGCAGCTGGTCATAGCACGTATACTCGTTGACGCCATCTTCTCCGCGCTTGATGGCGAAAAGAAAGCCTTTGAACACTTTCGTGCCATCGACGCTGAACTCGCAGGCGTTGCCTTCCTTGACATCGAGCCCGTCGGCGAATGATTTGAACGTGAGCTTTGCAGGCGCGATTTTCCGCTCTCGCGAAAGCGTGACGTCTCCGATGGGATCGACGAGAAAGTAGTTCGCATCCTGCCCGCCGCTCTCTGGCTCCTTCGCCTCGCCGGGCTGCTCCGTCGTGGTCTGCTCCTTCGAGCCGCTCTGCCCCGTGTTTTCTTCGTTCGCATGATTGTTGCGGATAACGAGCTGGTACGCGGGATGAAACGGCGCGAGCGTGGCGAAAGATGTAGACGCCGAAGACGTCTTGCTTTCTGTCCCCTGCGTGTTGGTTGTTTCTTCTGCCATCAGTACAGCACCGCCCCTGGAATCGACAGGATGTCACCAGAGCCAGCGCGCCTGCGGTTGGAAGGAATGGCGCCTCCCCAACCGCCGCCGACTGTTCCAGGAATGGATGTCGGCGAGAGCGGCGGCATTTTGATGCTCGTGCCAGCTTTCAGCACGGCAGGGATGACAATCTTGTTGAACTTCGCCAGCTGCGGCCAGTACATCGCGTTCCCGAGCATCTTCTTGGAAAACTGTGCCAGCGTCTGGCCGCTTGATACTTTCCCGATGGTGCCTGTCGATACGAAAGAATCATGTCCGACCGTCGAGCGCGGGCTGACAGCCTTCGCCGTCTTTGCGCCGCTCGCATCCGTCTGGACTTGCAGCTTCTTCGTGCCGAACTCCACATAGCGCTTGAGCGTGACATTCGCATAGAGGTCATAGCCTTCTTCTGCGTTGTCCTCGATGCTGTAGTCCTCGAGCGTGACCTGCATGTTCATCATGTTGATGAAGCCGCCATTCTGCTTCATGCGCACGAGGATGAAGCGCGTCGGATCGCCGCTCGTCTTGAGCTCCTTGAGCGAAGAAATGAGCGAAGGCGCAAGGCCGTTGCTCCCGCCCATGAGCGACGTGAGAAGCGAACCGCCGAGCCCGCCAGATTTCTGCTGAGAGAATGGATAATCCGTATTCGGCAACATGAAGCGGAACGAGATTTCCGTGAGCTTCGAGGAACGGATGATATTGACCTCGCCCGTTTCCAGAAGCTCATACGTCTTGTTCCGGCTGCCGATCTTCGTCGTAAGAGACGGCGGCGGAATCGGAATCTGCATACTGCCGAGATACATGTAATACATCAGGTCATCACCGCCCTTTCTGCGTGCGTGTCAATGGCTTCGCGGATGCCTTCGACGAGGTCGCTCGTCATGCCGTCGACGTCTCTGTCGGAGGAAATCTGGTTCGTCTGGTCGATGTGGATGTCAATCTTATGATTGTCCTGCCAGTTCGTGATAGTAGACTGGAGCGCCATATCGCGGAGCTCCTTCATTTCCTCCTCCGTCATGTCAATCTTCTCGTTCATCTGCTGGACGCCATCGGCAATCTTGTCCGTGTTATCCTTGATTTTTCCGACATGGTCAGATGGGGACTTGCCGGCATTGATGTCGTCCATGTTGAGTGGCTCTGCCGTCGGCGGGACTGGAGTCTCTGGCGCACCTGGAGTATTGCCTGCAATCTCTCCAGCTTTCTTCAGCGCATCCACAGCCCCCTGCACCTTGGACTCGATAGCATCTGCGATTCCTTTCCCTGCCTCATATGCCTGTGCAGCGTTGAAGTTCGCATCCCCATATTCAAACGTCTTCGGCGTGCTGGTATAACCGTCTGCATATTCGCGTTTCACCACGGCCTGATATTCGACATGGTCAACATGTCCGAGCACCTTGTCGATGCCTGGAATCTCGTTGACCATGTCAATGATGCTGTTGACCGCCTGCGCGACGAGATCGACGACACCATTCCAGATGTCGGCGAACAAGTTGTAGATGGCCGTCACGGGGTCATGGAACAGACCGCCAAGGAAATTCGCGAACTTGATGAAGCCGTTCGCAACGAACTTCACGATGTTCATGATGGACGTGCCGAGCCAAGCGAACGCACCGAAAATCAATCCCGTCGCGCTGATGCTCGTACCAGCAAATTTGTTCACGACGGCAATCGCGAGATAGAACACTGCGATGAGCGCGACGATGGCCATGACGATCCACGAAATCGGGCACATGGCGATGGCCGCATTCAATCCTTCCTGCGCAATCGTCAAGGCGATAATCTGCGCTGTCTCAATGGCACTCGCCGCCGCGTGAGCAATTGCCCCCGCTGTCGCAACAGCGGAAGCCCACATAGCGCTGAGCCCCGTGATGACAGATTGAGCGTTCATCACGATGAGCGCTGCGAGGATTGCTGCTAAAATCGGTTCAAGGATGCCGATATTTGATGCGACGAAACTCGTAATGAATGCAAACGACGACGAGACGGCATTCGCGAGGAATGTCGCCGCATTGGCTGCAATGACGAGTGCGCCGCCAAACAATTGGATAGCACCGATTTGAAGACCCGCACTTGCAATTTTGAGGTCTTTCGTCGCGCCAGAGACTTTCTTGCCGACTTCTGCGAGCGCGTCATTGACACGGTTCATCGCCTGTGCGGCCTGCCCGCCTTTCGTCTTGCCTATTTCGGCGTTCATGTTGCCGACGTTGTCCGTGACGGCCTGCGCGAGCGCGGCGACGCGCTGCTGCTCGTTGCCGTACTTGATCATGTTTTCTTGCTCTTCCGTGAGCGTGACGCCGCAGCGCGTGAGCGCACCGACGTTGCCCATGAGCGCGCGCCCCATCATGTTCGCGACAGCAATCGCGTCTTCCGATGTCGCATTCGCGCCTCTCTGCTGGGCTAGCATATTGTTCATGGCAGGAATCAGCGATTGCAGGCTGTTCTTCTCGTTAAGGAACGTCGCGAGCTGCTGGGCACCAGCCGTCTGTGTCGTGCGCGAGACGACGCCGAGCTCTTGCTGGGCTCCGATGAGCTGCTTGATGGCGTCGATGTCCTCTATCGTCGCGCCCGTGCGCTGCTGCATGATGACTTTGAGCTTGAGCTCCGCGCCACCGAGTGCGCCTGCTGCTGAAATGGCTTTGTTCATCATGCCTGTGAGCGTGTCCATGGCGAAGAACGCCGTGAACATGCCGGCGAGGCTCATGACATTCGCCTTGATCGAGCCGACAACGCCGGACGCCTTCGCGCGCATGCTGTCAAAGATTCCGAGTGTCTTTGTGCCAGCAGCCGACGTTTCTTCTGCGGCCTTCGTCGCAGCATCTCCTACTTTTCGGACGCCGTTCGCCGCCGCCATGGCAGACGTTGAAACCTCCACCATGGCCGTCGCTCCTGCCTTCCCAGCCGCAGAGACGGCCGCCCCTGCGACCGTTGCCTGCTGCGCAAGCTCTGTCACGTAGCGCGTCGTAACGCCTTCCGATGGAGACGACACGATGACAGATGGCGCGGCCTGTACTTTCGCAGTTGTCTCCGTCATCTTTGGTGCCGCACGGACATTCGCCACAGCGCCCGAGGCTTTCTCGGCTTCTGTCTGCAAGCGCTGCATGTCCTTGGCGGCATCCGTCGCGGCTTGTGCCACGCGCTCGATGCCAGACGCCTGTGATGCGAGCTTTCCAGCCCTCTCTGCGGCATTGGCAGACGTCTCCGCCATGCGTCCCATGGCCGTCGCGGCGCTCGCCGCAGCCGATGTGATGCGGTCGGTCGTTGCAGCCGTCACGCTGAGCGCTCGGTCAGTCGCCTGTACGCCCGTGATGCGCGAGACGAGATGGTCGAATCGGTCAGCAGCATTTCCAGCCGCCGACGCCATCTTCTTGAGCGGACCGCTGACGCCATCGGAAAGAGCAATAGCCTGTTCGATGGTCGCCATACGCACGCCTCCTTTCCTGAAACGTTATGTGTGCTTATCCTTCAGCTTGTCGATCTCCTGTTTTTCCTTCTGGATGTAGACCTTGATGCAGGCGAAGATGAACGCCTGCTCGTTCTTCGGCAAAGCAAGGAGCTCGTGTGGCAGAATGTGGAACTTGACGAGGGCGAAATAGGCCATATTCGCGAAGAATTCTCCCTTTTCCTCGTCGCGTCCCACAATCAGTTTTTTGCGCGCTTGATTTTATCGCTCATGCCGACTTCATAGCCGCAGACCTGCTGCACTGTGTTCGCAAGGTCGAGATATTCGCCAGGCGTCAGCATCTTCTCGATGAGGTCTTGTGCTCCGACCGCTCCATAGCTGTCCTGCAAGGCCGCATCGTCGAGATTCGGGAACTTCACGCACGTCGTGACGAGCAGGCGGACAAAGAGGTCATTGTCCGTCGTGACCTTCACGTCGCGCGTCCCTGGGACGTACTCCTTCTTCTTGGACTCCTTGAGCAGTTCTTCCTGCTTCTCCTGCGTGATGGGTGCAATCTTCCACGCAATCGGCTGGCGCTTCGCGTCAACGAAGCGTTTCGATGCCACATATTCGACTTCTTCTGCCTTGATGGCGCTCTCCGCGAAGAATGCTTTGAGATCATCTGCCATGTCTTCTTACCTCCTGTTACTGCATGCCGTCGAGCTGGGTGAACTTCTGCGGCGTCTCCCAATCCTCGAACGTGAAGTTGATTTCCTGCTCCAGCCAATCGCCGTCCGCGTCGAACGACGCGATGACGAGGTCGTCGAGGTTGCAGCCGTGCAGGATGATGGTCTGCGAGCCTGCGCGCGACGTCGGGTCGAAGTTCGTAATCTGAAGGTCGAAGTAGAGGTCTTCCGCATCGTCCTTGTAACGCTTCATCATGTCATCGAACAGTGCCGTATTGTGGTAGATTGTGAGCTTGCCCGTTCCATTGCCGCCACCCGCCTTGTTGCCGCGCAGAATGCGGCCGAGGATTGGCACTTCCTTTTTCACCTTCGAGAACTTCGCCTCGATGTTCTTTGCCTGGAACAGCAGATAGCGGTTCCCGTCCACCGTGATGGTCGCCGTTGCCAGCTTCGCCGCGAGGACGTCGCGGGCTTCCATCGTACGGATTGCATTGATTTCAGCCATATTCTAGTTCCTCCTTCCGAGGTTTGGCATAGAAAAAGCGCAGCTTTAGCTACGCTCATTCATTTTCATTCTAAGCAACTATAACCCATGTATGTTTGTTAGCTCACAACTATTTTGAGATACAATTTCTCCATACAGCACGTCGGCTGGACTTCGTATTCCTCGATGACTGCCGTCTTCGTGTCACCCTGTTTCGGGACTGGCACGTCATCTGCCTTGAAGTTCTGGATGGCACGAACGCGCTGGTAGTTCTTGTGGAGCTCCACAATGTCGCCCCAGAGTGCGAGACGGCCTTCGTCGTCGTTCTGCTCCTTGCCAAGATACTGGCGATTGAACAGGCCAGAAATGTCCGTCGCGATCTGGTCGAGCACGCGGATGACCTGGTTGAGCGAGAAGTCGTCGTTCTTCTCCTTCGTGAACTCCGTGTAGCTGTTGATGTCCGTGAGGATTTTCGTCTCGCCCGTGACATCGCCATTCGTCGGATCCGTCACCGAGTGGAACATCAGCATGCCGTCGGCAACCGCTTTCTCGAGCTCCGACTGCTTGTACTGAGTGTTGATCGTGAACTCGCCATCGTACGTCTTGTTCGTGCACGACGCATTCACAAGGCAGCCAGCTTCGGCACCAGTCAGCCAGTAGACTGCCGATGCCGGACTCTCGCCCGCATCCGTGACCGCATTCTTCAGGTTGATGACGCCTTCGTAATCGACATTCTTCGCGTTGTAGACCACGAGCTGGAACTTGCTGCCGACGTTGTCGCGCAGGCGCTTGCATGCCTGGATGAGCAGCGACTGGATTTTCTCATCCGTTCCCGCGTAGCCCATACAGTTGAAATAATACGGCTCGATGGCGTCGAGATACGCCTGATACTGCACGCCAGTGATGTCCTCGCCGTTCGTGCCGCCTTTCAGCGTATCGCCAGCATTGGCCGCGAACTCTGCCGTGCGGATGAACTCGACATAATCATTGTCCTTGACGTCATCCCAGCCCTTGACCTTCTTCTGCTGGTCGATGACCGTCTTGACGCCGTCCACATCGATATACGTCATGACGTCAAACGTGTCAGCATCATCGACATCCGCGACAACGGCAACCGTGATGTCGTTGCCGCGCGCGCCTGGGTACTTCGCTTTTGCAAGCGTGCCCGTCGCTTTCGCGCTGCCATTGTCGAGACGGTAGAAATAGCCGACTTTCAGATTGATGAAGAGATCGCGCAGGCCTTTGAGCTTGCTGCTCGTGTAGTCGTAGCCGAAATACTTCATTGACGTTTCCTGAAAATCTTCTGCCGTCACCGTGAAGACCTCGCCGACAGGCCCCCAGTCGAGCACGAGCGGCATCGTGCCATAGCCACGCTCCGCGATGCTGACCGATGCGCGCAGCTTCGACACGAAGTTGATGTACGTACCAGGAATCTTCTTGTTCTGGAACATCCAAGTTCCGCCGCCGAGTGCCATTACTTTCCACCTCCGTTGACTGCTTCCTTGACCGGCTGCGAGAGCCATGCACCAATGACTTTCTCTGCCTCGTCAAGCGTGTACTGCTTCTCTGGGTCGAGCGCCACGATGACGGCGTCCCGACGATTTGCAAAACGTTTGGAAGCCGCGAGCGTATCGACAGGATACGTCGGTGCGTCCGGCTTCTTTGCCGCTGCTTCTGCCATAGGTCTATCCTTCTTTCACATGCTGAATCTGCTCGAGCGTCTCCATGTACGGCACCCTCTCCTTCTGCTTCCACAGATGGATGCGGTAATCCACGAAGAAATGGAGCACGCCGTCCTCGATCTGATAGTTCATATTCTCGCCGCGGATGAGCCCTGCGTCATCCGTCACATATTCGAGCGCATTCGCGAGGTCGTCGGCGATGGCGTGCAGTTCTTCCGTCCCGCCTTCCTCCGTGCCATAGTAGCGGACGTCGAGATGCTCCGTGCGGAGGTATCTCTGTCCGACGACCTGCTCCTGTGCACCGCTGAGCTCGACAATCCAGAAGCTCCCCGGCACGAAGCCCTGTTCTTCCTCATCGTAGAGATAGGTTTTCGCGTCCCCATACAGCGCATGAAGCGCATCGAGAACGCCTTGCTTGATGCCCTGTATCATTGGTCGAGCCTCCCTTCGAGCCACGACTGGAACCGCTTGCGCAAGATGGCGGGGACCTGTGCGGCAAGTTCCTCCGAGGAAATCTTCATCATGAACTGCCCTTCCACCCAGCCATTTTTCAAGCGCTTGCCGAGCACGGGAACAAATCGGCCAGGCTCTTGGCGATGCCCGAGCTCCACGAAGGACGCATACGGCACGACGTTGGTGATGCGGATCTCGTAGGTCTTGCCCTTGTGCGCTACCTGCATCCCATCGAGCGCCGTCGCGATGTCTGGCGCACTGCCATCCTTCGCTTCCTCGTAGGTCTTTGCCGTCCAGCCGCGCCGCAGCGTGCCGCCGTTCGTCAGCCGCTTCAGCTTGACCTGCCCTTTCTTCTTTCCGCGCTGGTACTTCTTGACCGTGCCGTCCTTGTCGCGTTTGACTTCGAACGAGCCCTTGCCGACGGGCGTGCGCTTCATCACCTTGCGGAGGAAGCGCGCGGCCAGTTCCTTGCAGCAGTCACGATAGAGGTCTTCCATCTCCTGCGGAGAAGCGGCCTGCTGCACCTTCCGCTGCAAGTCGCGGAAGACGTTCCGCGCCATCAGGGATGTTCCTCCGCGCGCGTGAGCTCGATTTCCTGATGCGTCGGGTAAAGTGCGACTGCACCGCTCCGCTTGTAGCTTACGGTGCGACCACTGCGCGTGACGTCGATGCGGCTGCCCGCAGGCACGACGAGCTCCGGCCGCAAGAAGATTTTCACCGACTGCATCATCGCGTCCGTCGTATCCGACTCGCCATTCGCAGGAAACGACAAGAACGACAGGCGACACGGCTCATCTTCTGCAAGCACCGTCCATTTCTGGCGCGTGACATGCGTCTTTTCGTCCACCGTCTTCACGTTCACGGAAATCTTGCACGTATCGATGTACATTCTCTCCATCGCGCGGCGCGCGGCCTTTGTGAGTGCGTCAGTTCCCATAGCCAGAAAGCCTCCTGTAGCGACGAAGCTGCGGCTCGTAGTTCTTGAGCAGGCTCGTGGCAAACCCATCATCGTACGTGCCGCCGAAATTCACCTGCGAATCCCCTTCCTTGATGCTCGTCGCCTTGCCACTTCCAGCTTCAGCACCGCCGAACCCCTCATTTCGATAGAGGTCTGCCGCCATGCGCAGCGCCGTATGGGAAAGGCCGTCCGGCACGCGCCTCACATGGCAATAATTCTTGATGATCTCCTCGACATTTCCGAGTGCGAACGTCAGGAGCGCATCCTTTGACGTGTCATCCCCGTCGATGCCGAGCAACATCTTGAGCGTTCGGACGTCCATTCCACGCGCCTCCTTGCAACTTACGCGAGCGTGACCGTGTTGATGAACAGGCCGCTCGGATTCTGGATGGCAGGGATGAAGATGCCCGCGGCCTTCGTCCAAACCGCGACAGGGTCAGACTCCTGCCAGCGAACCGCCGTGATGAACTGCGTCGCATTCTTTGCCGTGTACGGGCCTGCTGCGAGTTCCTCCGGCGTCGCGCCCCAGAGGCCGACACCGGCAGCGCCGTTCGGCAGCGTCGAAATGCCGATGAATTTGTCCTCGTCGATGTAGCGCTTCGTTGCGAGCGCGCCTTTCGCCGTCTCGTAGCGATAGCGCTCATCATAGACGCGGAGGTTGAAGCCGAACTGCGCCTGCATCAGGCTCGTCAGCTGCGCGTTCGACAGGAACACGCCCTCGCCATTCACGCCGAGCACGGCCTTCTGCACTGCCGTGTTCTGACGGAGCGCGAGCATGACCTTCGACGTCGTGACGACCGTCGTGATCTTCTGGCCGGCATCCGCTGCCTTGTCGCAGAGCGCCTGGAGCTGACCGAGGATGTCCGCCGTCTTCGTGAAATCGAGCGTACCCTTGTTCGCCGACGGCACCTTGTAATCGACTTCGAGCGCGACGTTGTTCTCCTTGACCGTCACCTTGCCGGTCTGGATGGCTTCGCACTTCATGACTTCCGTGCGCGTCTTCACGGATTCGCAGAGGCGCGCGACGTCATCGAAGACGAAGCGCGTGATGCTGTTCTGGTCGCCGCCGTTGTCGAGGAACAGCTGCACGCGCTCCGACTGGTTGATTTTCTCCTTGATGTACATCTTCTCGAGGCGCACCTTTTCCGCCGTCGGACGCTGGCCGATGTGCGTCTCCGTGTCAAACGCATGCACCTGCGCCATCGTCGGGAGCAACAGGCCGTCCGTCAGACGCAGGAACTCCGCTTTCAGGTGTTCCGTCTTCTGGTCAGGGAACAGCGAATCGCCGAGATAATTTCGCGTGACCGAAAAGTTCTGCGAGAAATCCAGCAGGTCTTTCTGGTCGATGAGCTTCATCAAATCCATTTACGTTTCCTCCCTTCAGCGCGTGACCGCCGGCACCGTCACGAACGTGATGCCGTCGATCTTCACTGTCTCTTCTGGCTCGACTGGCAGACGGTCTTTGATGATGCGGCCGGCGATGATGAGGCTGCCCTCGTGGTCGCCATCCGTCACATCGACATCGTCAAACAGGATGCCCTGCGCCGTCGCATCATTGGCGGGATAAATCGTGCCCGCCGGAACAATCTTGTAGCCGTTCTCGTCGGTTGCGACACCATCCTGTGCGACCGTCACCGTCTTGCGGATGAGGCCGACCGGCGTGTCGATGAAATTTACGGCCTTCGTCGCCGTCTGTACATTGATGTGGGACATGTTTCATTCTCCTTCCTTACGAGTTGCTGCCAGCGCTTTGCGGATTCACAGAAGCATTGTACGCCTGTGCGAAGCGCGCGCCGACCGACTGGCCGCCAGCCGCATCGCCCCCCGGCGTGTGGATGGCATTCATGCCCGCGAGCTCCGTTTTCGGCTTGCCCACAGGCGATTCTTCCTTTGCCTTCGGCACATCGAACAGGAACTTCGTGTCATCGGCTTCCGCGAGCTTCTTCAGCTGCTTGCCGACGCCCGTGAGCTTCCCATCCTCGTCGATGTCTACGCCCTCCATGTCGAGAAGCGCGCGCACGGCCTTGTTGTTGCGGGCATGCGCCTCCGTGAGCGCCTTGTCGATGGCATTGTCGAGCGAGAGCTTGTGCAGGCTTGCCTGATACTCCTTCGCAGCCGCCTTGTTCTGCTCACGCAGGTCTGTGATCTGCTTCTTGAGCTCCTCATTGTCACCAGCTTTGGACTGCAAATCCTTGAGCTGCTTGTCGCGCTCCTTCAGCTGCGCGTCGAGCGACTTCTTCGCCTCGTTGACCTCGTTGAAGCGCTCGCGCGGGATGAAGCCTTTCTGCTCCTCCGCCGCCTTCTCGAGCACCTTCGCGGCCTGCTCCTCCGTGATTCCGAGTTCCAACAGCATTTCCTTCGTCATAATGGTTTCGTCCTTTCGTGAACATTTTTTCCCGCGGTTCAGTCCGCGCTACCGTCTCCTCGTTTAACGTCTGAGGATACCAGGGCGACGGGAAAATCTTGTGCGATTCTCATCGCATCATGTCAAGATGCGGCTATCGTCAAGGAGGTGATTGCGATGACGATAGAAGTAGAAATGGATAACGGTCGCGTGTACGTTTTTGAAAACGTTACGCACTTCTGGAATCCGTCCATCAGAAGATCCGTCATGAACGGAATGGATATGCTCTCTCACGGCACGATTCAAATCGACTACGAACACAAAGAGAAGCAAGCGACGATTCCGGCTCAGAAAATCCATTCTTTCACGATGAAGATGGACGAATGAGCCCATCCAAGCATTCTTTGTCGATGAATACAGATTCGATGTAATTCCCATCGACGAACCGCAGCCCGCAGACGATCCTGCCAGAAAGTCTGACGGGCTGTTTTTCTGTCCCGTTCTTCCACGATGGTTTCAGCCCTATTGCCAAGACCATCGACGCGCTCCCACGTCACTTTCAATCTGTACCACCTCTCTAAAAATTTATGCATCAAAAAAGCACCTGCGATTGCTCACAAGTGCTTTCGTATGCGATTGTACAAAATCCTCAAGCTGTAAGTTCTTCGATTTTCTCCATGAAATCAGCTTCCAAGACAACTTGCCCAAGTTCCTCAAGCAACCCATCGTCGCTATATTTTACGAAGTCATACGCGTAATCATCTTCATCTTCAGCAAACCGAATCGGGCGATAGATAAACGTCTCACCATCACTCGTCGTGATTCTTACGAGGTGTTTCCGATTCTCGATTGCCATTACCAGCTTGATCTTTTCTATCGAGCTCATAATTATCACTCCCAGGACGAATCGGATATACGTGCGTTCCTTTCTTAGAGTATACAATTTTACACCAGAACGTGTCAAGCATTCTCTTGAGCTCTTTATCCCAATACTGCCCAATGACTCGACCAGTATAAACATCCTCTCGTGGACTGCCGTCTTTTGGATTTGGAGAGTAGATTCCTTTCCCATGGAATTCGTTTATGAGTTCTTTTGGAACGATATCATCCGCAAGAACACTCGGCTTCATGCCAAGTGGTTCAAGCTTCTTCACATAGGCTTCGTGTTCTGGCGTTCCGTCAATGTGACGAGATTGCACCTGCCTGCGAATCGTAAGATTGTATTCGCCATCTGGTATTTTTTGCCCCTTATTCATCAGCCAATCGTCAAGTGTTTTCGTCGGATACGTCATCTCCGCAGGCACGATCTCCGTCTTGCCCTTCACAGGGTTCCGCGCTGCTCGGCCGCCATCTTTTTCGTCTCCGAAATATGGCACAATGCATGACCTGCACCAGCAATGGAGCGGAGGCGCGTTCTCGCCAACCTTGAGGTCTTTGAGCGGGAAATGCTTGCCATCCATCGCGCGGCATTCCTCGCTCGTGCGGTCATCAAGCGTGGCGACGAATTCGAACTGCTTGACATCAAGCGCTTTCATCGTCTCGCGCTCTCCTGCCGTCGCGAAGAATGCGCTCTCCGTCATGACGAGGCGCGATGCGCTGGACTGCGCGACGTTCATGCGCTCGGCGACGGTCTTCACAATGCGCGGGAGCGACTCGCCGCGCGTGAACTGTTGCGGCAGTTCTTTCTGCAGCGTGTTCACGAGCTTGTTCTTGTCCTGCCAGATGCGGTCGGAGAACGTCTTGCCATCCTGCACCCACGGCTTCGCGAGCACCATCTCCGCGCGCTTCGTCTCCATTTCATGGAACGCCGCGCCGATGCCCGTGCCCTTTTCGATCTCGTAGGCCGTGCGGTAATAGCTCTCCTTGTACGTATCGGAAAGATGTGCTTTCAGGTTTCCTGCATGGTCCGCGTAGAGGTCTTCGAGCTGCATCCGCAGCTGGAGGTTCAGCGCATCGAGGCGCGTGACCGCCTGCTTTGCCGTGACATTCCGCAGCTGCTGCAGGAGCCGCTCGTCCTTCGTGCCGAGCTTATACTTCGCAGCGTACTCCTTGCACTTGGAACGATACTCGTCGAGGCTCCATCGGAGCTCTCTCTGCTCTCTGGCCGTGAGCATCCTGCGCGCGCCTGCCATCGAGATTTCGTTGTTCTCGGCGGTTTTCGTGTACCATACCGTGAGCTCCTTCTCGATCTGTGCCATAGCGTGCTCGAACTGCTTCCGCATCCGGCCGCGCACATACGCCGCGCTTCGGTCGTGCTGCGCCTGCTCGAGCGCCTCAAACCGCTTCTTCCAGTACGCCGCCGACTTCATGCGTCATCACCAGCGTCCGCCGCCTTTGCGTAGTCATCCAGAAAGCCCGCCTGCGCGTCCTGTTCCTCTTGCAGGCGGTCGAGCTCCTGCTGGACGTCCGTGACATAAGGATGATGCGCGAGGAGCGTCCTGCGGCTGACGATGCCGTCCGAGTTGCGGATGTTGTTGATGGTGTCGCCATCGTTGACGATCATGTTGCGGTCGAACGTGAAGACGACATACTCGTTCGTGAAATCGCCGACGCCTGCATTCAGCAGGTACTGGTCGATGAACCACATCAGCTCGTCG